TTTTTGAGGTAGAGATTGACATTAATCAAACACGCTTTAGCCAATTAAGATAACATGACTAGAATATTTATTGAAGGATATGAACTTGATTTGACGCAAGGCTTAAGCAACCAGATTACTTATGCCATTGATGATCTACAAAACCTAGATAGCAAAAGCACCAGCTTTACAAAAACAATAGTATTGCCCGGCACTGCTAATAATAATAAATTGCTAGGCAATATCTTTGATTTTAATAATGCTAACTTTGACAATCCTCTTGATCCGAATGTGCTTGCAAACTTTAACGCAGCGCGTAATGCATCGGCAAGAATAGAGATTGACGGATTGCAGATCATGAAAGGTATTTTGCGCTTACTTGAGATCGTACATGTTGACGGAGCAATTGAATATGAGTGCGCATTATTTGGTGAATTAGGCGGATTTATAAATGCACTTGGCAATAAAAGACTTGAGGACTTAGACTTTAGCGCTTACAATCACACATACTCTTATGCAAATATTGTGTCAAGCTGGAATACAAGTGGCAGCACTAGCTATTGCTATCCTTTGATTGACTATGGCAATGTAAGTACTGACAAAGTAAATTTTCAATATAAGACATTTAAGCCAGCATTATTTGTGCGTGAATACCTAGATAAGATTTTTACTGGCAGTGGCTATACTTATGAATGCGATTTGTTTAATACTAATGATTTTAGAAAACTAATTGTGCCTAACAATTCAAAGCAATTAACTAAAGAGACTAATAATGTGCTTGCTTTGTCAAAGGCAATAGTTCAAGCAATGAATACTGGTGGCTCTCAAGACTTTGTAAGTTATGAGACTAAGGTAGGATCTTTATTCACTGCCAGTATTAGTGATACTTTATTTACTTATAATGGTACGCCTACGCTTACTACTAATTTAACAATTGAACTTTTTGGTGATTATACTTTAGCTAGAAGGCCATTAACAATAGCAGTTTTGAAAAATGGAGTTGCAATATCTGGATCAAGTCAAACTTATAATGGCACTGATTTGCTTTATTATAATAAATCTTTATCTGTTACCCTAGCAACAAATGATACTTTAAGAGTAAGGACAAGCTGCATACTTGATGATGGTGATGAGGTTAATGTGAGCGAAAGTACAATAAATGTAATAAATGATGTTGCAACAACTGCGCCTATTGAATTAGGTGATACAATGGTAATTAATAACACAATCCCAAAAGGTATATTTCAAAAAGACTTTGTGACATCTATTATGAAGATGTATAACTTGATGATCATTGAAGATAAATATAAGACAAATCATTTAGTCATTAAGCCTTATGTTGATTTTTATACTGGTACGATTGTTGATTGGAGTGATAAGCTAGATCATAGCAAAGCAATTAAGATCAAGCCAATGAGCGAGATCAATGCTAGATATTACAATTTTAAATATAAACAAGACAATGATTTTTACAATGAAGATTATCGCAAGAAATTTAATGAGGGATATGGTGATAGGGTGTACGATAATGGTCTTGAATTTGCTAAAGATACTGAGAGTGTTGAAATAATATTTGCGTCATCACCTTTGTTTGGCACAAGTATAACTGATAAAGTTTTTCCAGCTATTTATAAAAAATCCGACAATAATAGCAAAGAGGATCCTATGGATCATATCATGCGTATTATGCAAATAAATAAAATTACTGGTGTTACAAGTTGGAGCATATTAAATGGAGCGACTAACTTAGGATCAAACACTGCGTATTTATTTTGTGGACATTTAAACAATCCAACAACGCCAAATATTGACATAAACTTTGGCGCACCACAACAATTGTTTTTTAACTTGACAAGTGGTGATTTAAGCTACAACTTATTTAATGTTTACTACTCGCCTTATATGGCAGAAATCACTGATAAAGATAGCCGTTTACTAACCGGCTTTTTTGATTTAACGGAATTAGACATTTTTAATATAGATTTTGCAAAGTATTATTTTATTGATGGCGGACTTTATAGACTTATAAAAGTGTACGATTATAGTCCAGAAAACAATGATACTACAAAAGTTGATTTGTTAAGAGTGATTGATGCAGTCGGTACTAATTTTGTACCATCAACTACAACTACAACAACTACTACAAGTACAACTACAACAACTACTACTTTAGCTACTTTTGAAGCATCTTATAGCATGGTAAGTGCTTATGATGTTTGTAATAATGTTTGTAATAACCCAGCAAGACCAGTAGAAATATTTACGATTAAAAATGGTGGTAATACATTTTGTACTGCTGAAACTTTAACAAGTCCTCTAATTTCAAATGGTACTATTAGCGGTACTTTTTGGATAAGTCAATGCACTGGTACAAGTAGAGAATTTATGGTAATTCTTGAGAGCGGTCAATTTGTGGCAGCATATAGATATTTAAATTGTCAAACTTGTCCGGCCGCAACAACTACTACAACTACAACAACAACTAGCACAACAACTACTACTACAACGGCAGCGCCTACAACAACAACTACAAGTACAACTACAACCACTACAACTTATAGTCCAGATCCTTGTGCTTGCGTAATGGTTAACTTTAGTTCTGCTGGTGGCGAGGTAGCTACATTCAATTGCTTTGGTCAAAATGAAAACTATGTTTATTCTACCGGAGGTATTAAATACCTTTGTGCTGCAATAATTGGCGGACTTTTACAAGCTGAAATTGTATCTGGAACTGGTACAATAGAGAATGTAGGAAATTGCAAGACCGGTACTTGTCCACCTCCGCCTACAACAACTACAACTACAACGGCAGCGCCTACAACAACAACTACAAGTACTACAACAACTACTACAACGGCAGCGCCTACAACAACAACTACAAGTACTACAACAACAACTACAACGGCTCCGCCTACAACAACAACTACAAGTACAACTACAACTACTACAACGCTAGGTTATGCTTTTGTTGATATTGCTAATGACACGGCTGGTACAAGTATAACTAATATTACAATAGGCGGAGTGCAAGTTGATGGTGCAGTATTCCCAATAGTTGCTGGTGATGGAGCATCCGCTACAACTACGCAAACTGGTGCATCTAGAACAATTGTAGTATCTTACACAAATGTAAGCAATGACTCTGTTGAGGTTATCGATACTGCATCTAATCTTAATTGCATAAGTGCAACCTCAACAAGCAGATCATTTGCTGGACAAGTTGTTAATGACGGAGGTACTTTATCAATTTCAATGTTTGACGGATCATGCCCATAAAAAAAACAATATGATATATATTTGCACACAACCTAAGATAGTTTATTACGCATGGCATTTAGAAGTTATGCTCACCAACTTTAAGTCGGTGGGCATACCAGATGACAAGATACATGTTTTGTTATCTGTTAGTAAAGATCAAAACGATAAGACTAACTGGCCAGAGACAACTGCTATGTATGAAAGGTTAAAAGAGAAATTTAACACAATAGCTTTTTTTGAGTACAAAGATACTCGCGTGATGCCTAATTACATACCTAGTGTGATCATGAATGCAGTCAAGCAACATTATCAAGCTTATCCTTATTTGCAAATGGAAAATGTCTTTTTGCATGACTGCGATATGATATTCACAAAGCCGGTAGATTTTAGTGATTTAGAGCAAGATGATAGCTGCTATGTTAGCGACTCAAAAAGCTTTATTTGGAGTGATTATATACTAGAGAAAGGTCAAGACCTTTATGAAGATATGTGCGACATTGTAGGCTTAGATTATAGCATACCAATAAAGCACAGATTGCATAGCGGCGGATCTCAATATATTTTTAAAAATACTGACTATAAATTCTGGCAAAAAGTTGAGAGCGATAGTGTGGCTTTATTTGATTATTTTCAAAAGAGCGAGCCATTAAGAGTGCAAAAGAATCCTAGCTATTACGGCATCCAGCAATTCACTGCTGGCATGTGGGGTATGCTTTGGAATTGCTGGTATCATGATCTTGATGTAAAAATAACGCCAAGACTAGATTTTTGCTGGGGTACTGATCCAATTGAGAAATGGAGCAAGTGTGATATTTTTCACAATTCTGGGGTGACTTATGACATTGGTAAAAATCATAATATATTTTACAAAGGCGCTTACACAGACAAATTACCTTATGAAGATGTGATGAATACTGAGTACAATGAGACCTTTGGATCATTTAATTATACTAACCTAATAAGACAAGTTGCACAAAACACTTGTTTAAAATAATAAAGCATGGCAAGTAAAAACACAACAATTGCGGCCGAGATACAAATAAATACTAAGTATTCGGGTAAGACTTTAAAGGATTTAAGGACAGACTTAAAAGGTTTAAAAGATGATCTTGAAAATGCAGAGTTTGGATCTCAAGAGTTTAATAGACTAAATAAAGAGATTGATGAATTGCAAGGTCATTTAAACGGCACAACAAAAGCTGCTGCTGGATCTGTTAAGGAATTAAAAGAACTTAAAAAGCAACTTAAAGAAACTGCCGCTGGATCGGATGAATTTAAAAGATTATCAGCACAAATTAGAGATGTTGAGGATGGCTTAGAAAATGCGAAAGCTGGTGCGAATGACTTTGCTGGTGCATTAGAGAATGCAGACGGCCCAGTTGGTATGCTTGGCAAAGGCCTAAGACAATTAGAGATTGCTACATCATCATGGGGTGCTGCTTTAAAAGCGAGTGGTATTGGATTGCTTGTTGGATTGGTAGCTGGTCTTGCCGCCGCATTTGCAAAGAATGAAGATGCAATGAAAAAACTTGAGCCTATCATGATTCAGTTTGGTAGGATCTTAAATGGAATTTTAGGAGCAATGCAGCCTTTAATTGATGCATTTATTGACCTAGCAACTAAAGCAATGCCTTATGTAGCAGATGCATTTAGAGTGGCTTATTCTGCTTTAAGTTCATTCTTGCAAGGCATTGGCATGGTTGGATCGGCGGTTAAAAAGTTTATAAGTGGTGACTTTGCCGGCGCTTGGGATGATGCTAAAAAGTCTGTAACAGAATTTGGTACCAGATATGAAAAGGCAAACAAAGGATTTATTGCCGGCGCTAAAGAGTTAACTGATACAGAAAAGGCAGAGCAAGCTAAAAGATTAGCTGATCAAAAAGCAGCAAACGAAAAGGCAGCAGCCGAAAGAAAAGCAGCAAAAGAAAAAAGAGATGCAGAAGAGAAAGCAAGACTTGAGAAAGCAAAAGCAGATGCTAAGGCTTATGAAGATTTTGACACTGCTTTACAACAAAGACTTATTGAACTTGATGACGAAAGAAAAGAAAAGGCAAAAAAACGCGCTGAGGAATTATTAGAGGCTCAAAAATTATTTGATAAATTTTACAATGATCAACTTGTAAAAATCAAAGAATTAGATCAAACAAGAGAAGATACAACTTTTGCAACAAATATAGCAATTCAACAAAGCTGGGCAAACTTAGGAACTAGCATTGCGAATACTATTGGCAATCTTAGTGGCGCTTTAAAAGATGGCAGTGACTTAGCTAAGGCTTTTGGTATTGCTCAAGTTGCAATATCTACTGCTGCATCAATAGGATCAATTTTACTAAGTGGCAAGCAACAACAAGCAGAATACAATAAAGCTATTGCAGCCGGTAATGCAACAATCGGAATAGGTATTGCAAATGCATTTATTCCGGGCATGCAAGGTCTAGCAGCCGGCCAGATATTATCTGGTAAAGCAGCAGTAGGATCTGCAATTGCTGGTAAAGCAATATCTAAAACAAACACGGCAGCACAAGTTATTGCAGCCGGTGTTGCTGGTGCTGCACAAATAGCAGCAATCTTAGCAAGCAAAAAATCAGTATCATCTGGTAGTGTTGGCGGTGGTGGTGATAGCAATAACAATGTATCAATATCACCATCTGCACCATTAATGCCAAGCGCGTCAACAACAACCTTAAATCAAGCACAAGTTAATCAAATGGGCAACATGGCTGCAAGAGCGTATGTTGTAGAAAGTGACATAAGCGGAAATCAAGAAAGAATCACAAGATTAAACAGAGCCGCTAGGATCAGCTAAAAGTACCTAAACGGCATTAAAAATATTTATTAAGTATGAACTTACCTATATACGAATTAAGAATACAAGAGGATCTACAAGATGATGCTGAGGTATCATTTATTGCTCTTGTAGATAAGCCAGCAATCCAGCGTGACTTTGTAGCGTTTAGTCAAGATTTTATTGATCCAAGTAAAGGCGAAAGACAAGATGAGTTTTTGCCTAGATGTATTAGTTATGTGATCAATGAAGGCAAAGATAGTGAGCAAGCAGTTGCAATTTGCAATTCAATCTGGGAGCAACACTTTGCAGAAGATTCATATAATGACTATCCAGAATCAGCTAAAAATAACGCAGAAAGAGCGATCAAATTAAATGAAAAACTAGGCAATAAATGTGCTACTCAAGTAGGCAAGGTAAGAGCGCAACAGATCATGCAAGGTGAAAATCTAAGCAAAGAAACTATAAAGCGCACATATTCTTATTTAAGCAGAGCAAAAGAGTATTATAATGCGAGCGATAGTGAAGCTTGCGGCACAATTAGTTACCTTTTATGGGGTGGCGATCCTATGTTAAATTGGTGCGAATCTAAAATGAATAATCAAGATTTTAAATCTGCATCTATGAATTTTGCAATACAAGATGAAGATAAGCATATCATATCTGGCCCGATCATGCTAGCAGATAAGCCAATATATCGCAACAATAAAAAGTTTGGCGAGCATTTTGTAACATTCCCAGCAGATACAATCAAAGACATTGCAATCAAATTTAGCAAAAAAGGCTATCAAGACAAGGTTAATTTGATGCATGACAAATCAATGACTTTAGATGGTTTGATTATGTTTGAGTCATTTATAGTTGACAAAGAGCGTGGCATACAACCAATGAAAGGATTTGAAGATGCAAAAGATGGTAGTTGGTTTGGTAGTTTTTATGTTGAGAATGAGCAAGCATGGCAGCTTATAAAACAAGGCAAAGTAAAAGGATTTTCAGTTGAGGGATTTTTTGAGTACCCAATAGAAAAAAAGGAGCCAACCTATGCAGAGCAAAAGCTTGCAGAGTTGGCGGAATTATTAAAAGTACCTTTATCAATTAAATAATATATATAAAGTATGAAAGACGCACAAAACATTCTAGAGAAAGTATCTTTGTTTTTCGCTGAGTTAGTGAACAATGAAGATATGCCAATGCCAAGTGGCGAGCCTAAAGCAGAAGTTAAAATGATGGAAGCCAAATTGAAAGACGGCACTATTGTTGAAGTTACTGAATTAGCAGTTGGTGGCATTGTAACAATTGCTGGTGTACCAGCACCAGTAGGTGAGCATGAACTTGAAAGCGGTGAAGTTATCGTTTTAGGCGATAATGGAGCGATCATGGAAATCAAGCCAAAGAAAGAAGATGAGGTATCAGTAGAAGTTGAAGTACCAGCAGTTGAAGATATGAGCGCAAAATTTGCTGCTTTTGAATCTGCAACCAATGATAAATTCAGCGCATACGAAAACAAGTTTGCACAATATGAGGCTAAATTAGGCCAAGCAAACAAAGTGATTGAAGGCTTAATGCAGATTAGCAAAATGCTAGTTGAAGCGCCTCAGTCAGCACCGGATGCTGGTGTTAAAACAAGCAACAACTTTGCAGAAGCTAAAACAGATGCTAAAGCAGAGTTTGATAAATTTTCAAAATCAATTTGTTCATAACTAAAAATTAAATAAAATGGCATTAGCATTTTCAAACATTGCAGCATATACTAAACAAGAGATTGCTCCATTGTTAACCGAAGCAGTTTTCTCTGCAAAGACTCAGTCTTACATCAAGTCTGGTGGTATCTTATTACCTAAAACAAAATCAAGCGTTAAAGTGCCTAAATTGGCTACAAACGCAAATTTCCAAACAGATTCTTGCGGATGGAATCCAAGTGGTACAACTACTTTGTCTCAAGCTGAGGTAGTAGTTGGTAAGATCAAAATCGAAGAGACAATCTGTCCTAAAGATTTTGAAGCTTATTTCTCTCAAGAAGCTTTAAAAGCTGGATCTACTTACGAAGATTTTGGATGGGCAGAGTTTCAAACTAAGTTCACAGAGCAAAAGAATAAGATGATCGCTAAGCAATTAGAAGTTGGTATCTGGCAAGGTAATACTCAAAGTAGCAACCCAAATCTTTCTCCATTTGATGGCCTTATTAAGTTGATTGATGCTGGATCACCAGTTGACGCAAACGTATCTGGTTTTGTATCTGGTGGCCCAATTGCAACAATTACTGCTGCTAACGTAGTAAGTGTATTGAATGCAGTTTACAGAGCGATCCCAGTTGAAATCATTGATGCAGAAGATTTGAAAGTGATGGTAGGTAATGATGTTTACAGATTAGCAGTTTTAGCTTATCAAGCATTAAACCTTTACAACTACAAAGTAGATGGTGATGCAAATCAAACTTTTGTGATCCCAGGTACAAATGTTGAACTAGTAGCAGTTAATGGTTTAAATGGTACTGGTGACATCTACGCAACAACTTTGTCAAATATCGCTATGGCATTTGACTTAGAAGCAGAAGAGGAAAACTACATGATCTGGTACTCTAAAGATAACAATGAAGTTCGTTATAGAGTAGCTTTCAAATTAGGTGTGAATGTAGCTTACACAACTTTATGTGTTAAGTTTAAGTCAGCAATCTAATTAAATAAATAACCAAAGAAAGGCGGTGCAATAAACGCCGCCTTTTTTTTAAACTTTTTTACTATGCCATGCGCAATCACTA